TAACTCAAAGAGAAAGAAACTCTTGTTAAAGCACGCCTTTGTAATTGTGCTCGAACGATTTCAAGACTGCATACAAACGTGCGCACAACCGAGCGGGTCTCATCCGCCAGATGCATACGCACATGCAATCACGTTCTTTTATAACATGAAAAAATGAAACCCGAAGGTCAATCGGACCTTTCGGCCAAACGTGGGACACCCACGAAAAACAATGCCTGGAAATCATCTCCATAGGCGCGTGTGAAACCACCCGTTCCCGTTGGGTTTGATATAGTTAACCTAGGCAAGGGAGCATCATACTCGAGAATCTCTGTCGGATCTTTACAATACCGAATTGGGGCAACTCGAGTGACGTTCTGATACGGTACTTGGACTGACAGTACACCGTTTTCACGGGAATTGTGGGTGTAAGCCAAGTATCCGCGAGATCCACTAGTAGGTGCAGGTTGCACTGGAATCGCTGTCCATACGGTGGTACCAACACCATAACTAGTGTACGCAACAAGATCTCGCGACGATTCAGCAAGAGTCGGCTCAGTAGGTGTCAAATTGTCAACTTTTGTGGAAAAACGAACAGAACCTCGGAAAAACGCAAAAGGTGAAAGCAAATAACTGTGGTACTTGGTTTTGAACAATTGCGTCGACGGAACAGTGTACTCAGCATCTAAAACCCAAGGGTAAAATGATGACATGGCTGAGGCCTCATTAATGGGAGCGCCAAAGTGTACATGCCTTTTGAGTAAAGATGAAAGAGAGAGAACTATCTCAGACATTGAATTCTGGCTCGCTGTCAACCCAAAGGCAGACGTTGGGGCTGAGCCAACTGGAGCGTCAATAGCCTCTAGCTGAGTTTTGTCAACACTGGGACCATCAGGACCTTGCGTGAAACATGGAATATACCTGGGTTCAATAGGACCAGCAAACTCAAGATCCGATGCTCCTCGAACATACACAGAAAAATACACCTGGGATCCGACAGTCTCTGGAGCTTGTAAAGGTGTGACTACGTGAACATACATACGGCCCATCGAAGTGCCTGCACGCAAGTACTCAAGTGGGATCATGTAAGGAGTCTGAACTTTCACAATATTGCCAGTCGCCAAGTCATAAATCTCACGATACGCGAAAGAAGTGTCAGTCAAAGTGACCATAGAGGCTGCAGGACCAGGTACAAAGGAAATGGCAATCTGCCCACGATGAAATCCAGTCTTTGCAGCTTTGAACATAAACTCAAGACCACCACGATAAAAACGAAAAACTTCAGCGAGAAATGACACAGGTGTTTTGTAAATTTCAGTTGATGATACAAATTGTTGGAAGTCAATGGGGTTCAGCTCACGAGTGTAAATCTGTTCCCCAGGCGCATTTGTTTTGTCAAAAAGAAAGAAATCCAAATAACTATATTGGCCTTTAATAAAAGCAAGACTCATCTCGTCAGCACCATCAGGTGAAAAGTCATCTATAGCCCTTAACTTTGCCGATGAGTCAAGACTCATTGGAATCGCAGGGTCGACAGCATTACAATTTGGAAAACACTGTGCAGGGTTAGATGACACACGGGACACCGATGAAGTAACAAGCGGCTTGGACCAGCCAAATGCCGAGGCCGCTCCACTCAAAGCAGAAGCAGCCCATGAAACAGTGCCAGCATAAGAACCAATCAACGGAATTGACGAAATGTTTGCAGCAAAAGACGAAAGTTCGGCAAAGAAGGTTGAAACGGGTTTTGACTCAGCATCTGAAGGTGCAATCTTCTTGCGTTTGGGACCTTGAGTAACTGCAGTAAGAGTCTGACCATATAGCTCAACATCTTCCATCCAAGTCCAGACACGGAAGTTAACCTCGAGTAAATTGTCAGGGCCTGTCCGCAATGGGGACAAAACAGCAATATATACACGACCCCAGTCAACCGATCCACCAGTGAGCTCAATGAACTGTGATGTGGCCACGTATGGAATACGTAGAACGACGGACGACTCATTCGCTTCAATGTCAACACCAGGCAACTGGGA